GAGACCTTACCAGGACGGTGCAATCCAGTCAGTCAAATGCAGAGCGCCTGATGCGTACAGAGCTGGCCAGGGTCCAGATCGGAGCCCAGCAGCAGGCGATCGCTGATGCCGGATACGATGAATATACTTTTCTGGCAATCGGTACAGCCTGCGGTGACTGTAGAGCGCTTGATGAAAAGACCTTCAAGCTGAAGAAGATGATGCCGGGCGAAAACGCGCCGCCGATGCATCCGAATTGCAGATGCTCCGTCTGTGCAGCGATGTCGGACGAGGAGTTCAAGGAGCTGACCGGCGTGGACCCGGTGAAGATGGACCCGGGTGCGAGCGACAAGGCAGCGAAGGAGAAAATAAAGGAAGAGAGCAAAGGACAGGAAAGAGAAAGCGCATATATACATGACGACGGAAAGAGAGACACAGGCCATGTAAATTTAGCCCTTGTAAATACTAAAAAGTATCATGATAAATTTGAGAATCTTTCAAATCATAAGGCTGTAAACGAGTCTCTTTATCAGGAATCGATGGTTATCTTGGGAGATAGGAACAACACAGAGTATGAGGACATTGTTGCCGTAGATGCAAGGAGTGGAAAAGTTTTGGAAAAGAACACATCTGCAGCACAATGCGGATATAAGCATAGTTGTGGCTTTACGCTAGAACAATATCAAGGTTTAGAAAAACGTGGCAAGGCGTATGAGGTGCTTCACAATCACCCAAATAGTTCTGTCCCGTCAAGAGATGATATTCGTAAATTGTTTG